TTCGCAGAGTTTGCTTTATCAAATCCCGCTTGGTCGTATGTTGCATTAGCAAAACCTGTAATTACAGTATTACTGATTGAACTAATTCTACCATTTGCTTCTACTGTAATTACAGGAACAAAAGTTGCATTACCATGAGAACCAGTATTAACAACTGTAATGAGTGTATTATCGGTATTCGCTTTATCAAAAGCAGCTTGTGCAATAACATTCGCACTATTTGCTTTATCGTATGCATTATTTGCTTGTAAGAATGCTGCGGTAACAGTTGCGGCACCTAATGTATTAGCTGCATTGTACGCATTTTGTGCCAAGACATTCGCACTATTTGCTTTATCAAAGGCAGCATTTGCTTGAGTGTATGAAGATGTTGCATAAGTCGCATTAGCAAAACCACCAATTGCAATATTAGAAACTGCACTAATTCTACCATTAGCGGCAACAGTAATTACAGGAACAAAAGTTGCATTACCATGTGTGCCAGTTGTGATTGTGATAAAAGTGTTATCAGTATTCGCTTTATCAAAAGCTGCTTGTGCAATAACATTTGCAGAGTTGGCTTTGTCATATCCACCTTGAGCAATTACATTTGCAGAATTTGCCTTGTCGTATGCGCCTTGGGCAATAACATTGGCAGAGTTGGCTTTATTGAAAGCGCTATTCGCTTGGACAAAAGCAACGGGACCAATGTTATCTACAAACAAATCAAGATTCTGTAAACTCAACTGTTTTGTTGTATATGTTCCGCTACTCTTATCAACAACAACAAACGCAGTATTAGATGCGTTTGCAGTAGGCGTTGTTAACTCTGGTAAGAGTGAAATCTTTGTTGTGGTTGTCATTTTTTATTCTTATCCCTATGATTCTACTGTAATAACTAGTCCGTCTTCTGTGCTGAATTCTAATGAACCCTCAGTTGAAACAGCGTTGTAAGCAGTATTTACAACAACCATATCTTGAATGTTTGCTGTATATGTAAAGGCACTAGTAACAGATAAATTTGTATTACTTATAATACTGTTGATAATTTTTATCTCTGAGTTTACTGCAATGTAAGCACCAAGTGTTATGAATCCAAGACTGTTTGCAACATTAAATTTAGTGTTGATACCTGTTACATAGATACTTGAATTTGCCACATTTACTTTACCAGATAGTGTTTTGATTGTCTCTGGATAAACTAATGTCTCTACTGTTGCAGCTGATGAATCTAATACATCTAATCTTTGCAGCTCTGAATATACTTGGAATCCAGCAGGATGCATTAATTCTTTAAATATTTTCTTATATTTAGAGAACTCCACAGTAGAGGATAACAAATATGAGTAATCCATGTAGTAATCTCTACCTTGAATTTTTCTATCTGAAGAAGACAAGATACTGTCTGAAGTAGTCCATCTTCCTGGAAATGTTTGATAAGTTGGTGATAGTGTTGCGTTTGCAGTCGCAGTTCCGTCACCAAACAATGTTAAGTCAACTAATGGTGTTGCGGTGAAACCTTCGCCTGGATCAGTAATCGTAATCTCTTCAATTTCACCAGGTCTCTTTGTACCAGATGCAATTAGATTTTCACCATCACCCAAGATACCAATCACTCTTACAACTGCACCAGTACCAGTCGATGAACTGATTACAGCAGTTGGTATTTTATCTTGTGTGTAGCCTTGACCACCAACTAAGTTAGTGTCCCATTTTCTAACCGCTTTTGCAGTTTTAATTTCTGAGAATGTTGTATTGACATTTAATGAAGTATCAGATGCAATAACAATAACTTTCTTAGTCTCATTACCAATCATAATTCTATCACCCACAATCAACTCACTTGTGAACAATGTTCCAACACCTGCAACCATAACATTTGATACTGAAGTTACACTTGCATTTCCTGTAATTTTTGAAGGTACAAATGCAACATTCGTAACTGCACCGATTGGTGATACATTGATAACTTCTGCAGCTGCGCCTGTACCAAATGACATTGGTTTAGATGTAAATATTAATTCGTCACCTTTTACATATCCTGAACCACCATTATCGATAACTAATTTACCTAGTGAACCATAAGTGTCAATATAAACTGTTGTTGGATTTATAGTGTTTGCAGTCAATGGTGAAATCGTCAAAGTTGCTGGTTCTGCATTTAATGTTGGTACTGTAGCAACAACTGCGTTTGCAGTAAGAATTGAAATAGTTGCAATCTCACCAATTGAAGTATAAGATGCATTTGACATTGCTCTCATAATTGGAGTGCTAATGTAAGTATTGCCTGTTGTTGATGTATTACCAGGAAACTTCCAATTTGTAGAAGACAATAAAGTGTTTGCTGGATCAACATCAGAAATAACATCAGAGAATACTAAGAATGTATTTGCTGTGTTTTTTGTTGTTGTCTGTACCGATGCAATACCAAAATTCAATTCTGTAGTTTCATATCCAACAGCTGCAATTCTTGATGCTGTTTTAAATCCTGAACCACCTTCATCGATTGCAACTTTGGTAATTGTGCCTTTAAATGTTTTAGAAATAATTGCAGTTGCAGGTATTGTCGATACATCAGATGCGACAATAACTGGATCACCAACATTATAACTTGAACCACCGCCAATAATGTTGATTCTTAATAATGATGAGATTGAAGTAAATGACACATGAATTAAATTACCATCAATACCAATAACATCTGTAATGATGCCTTCGCCAATAGTAAACTCACCAAGTAATGTTTTTGGACTAACATACAATTCTAAAATTGTTTTATTGTTAACAATATTCTTGGAAACTTTTTCTATTGTTGCCGTTGCATTAGAATAAACACCAGTAATTTTTCTATTGACAAAAATATTTTTATCTAAAGTTAGAGCATACTTAACTTTAATTACTGCGCCATTTGCTGGTGCAGTATTGAATACCAATTTTTGTGATTCTTTTCTAATTCCAAAACCAGTTGTTTGCAGAACACCATTTACATAAACAGAGACTTCACTTAATCCTAATTTGGCCAAAATATAAAAAGTTTTATTTGTTCCGTTACCAGTATAGTTTGAGTAAATTTCAGTTGATACTTTTACTGCATTTTCAATTTCCCATTTACCGTCAGATGCTCTAAGAACATTATTTTTTGGATAATTGATTTCAAGTTCACCACCAAACAACATTCTGAATAGTAACTTAAATGACTTCTCAGAACCTTTTGAGAGGTAAAGTGGTAATACATTTTTAATCAATAGAGCTTTGTCTATTGTTGTTTCTTTTGGTAAAAATGTAGCATATGAATTTAAAAACTGTTCTTCGAATTCATCTATAGAAGTATCAACATCAGAAATGTATTTTAATTCTTTTGATTTGGTAATCAAATCATTCTTTTGAGTACCTTGTTTGTTTTCTAAAAATTCATAATATGCTTCTAAAAATGAAATGAAAACAGGATACTCTTCCCGAACGAATTCAGGAACTTGTTTGTTGATTAACAGCGATACTTTATTGTCAGTCATTACACTTCGGATAATTCAGTAGTTATGGAAACTGGATCATCTACATCAATTGTAATGATTGTATCTCTTGAAGAAGTAATAATACCTCTTTCCGATTCAATACTGATTCTCATCAAGTTGTCTGGTGTTGAAATTGAATCAATATTCAAATCTTTAAATGTAATCAAACCAGTTGTATAGTTGATTGTTCCGGCTTCTGCATTGATAATTTTCTTTTCTGCATTTTCATCATAGTAAAATGTTCTAAGTGTACCAAATCTACCATCAAGAATTGCAATCGCAGATGCACCATAACCACCACCGCCTGAGATTGATACTAATGCTCGGGTATAATTAATACCTCTTTTAGAAATTACAATGTTTGTTATTTTGCCATTTGTAAGAACAGCGGTTGCAATCGCACCAACACCATCACCAGTAATAGTTACTGTCGGTTCAGATGTGTATCCTGTGCCTGCATTTGTTACTTGAATTTCAGAAACACCAGTAAATGATTCTGGAGTCTCTTCAATCTGTGCTATTCTTAAAACATTAATAGAGTCATAAATGGTAAATTGAGAACTTGTTAACTTGTTGGTTGAAGTGCCTCTATGCAACAATGCATTATAATCGATTTCATATGTTGTTGATTGGCCTAATTGTAACGCAAATCTTTTTTCTAATCTTAACATTGTTTCTGAACCAGCAATTGTGTTAGTATCAACACCATCAATTGTTTCTTGTAACTTAGAAAGAATAAAAGTTGAATTAAATTTATTTAAATAAGTATTTGAATAGTTAACAATTGCATTTCTAATTGCAGATTTAATTGCATTGGCAGAACTAACAGTTTTTGTCTTATCATATTTAACTGTATTTTTAACCAATAGATACAAATATTTTGCATCTCTGATTTCCGAACTTACGGCAACAATTGCTTTTGGTTTAATAATTTCATCAACAATTCTTTGCTTCTCTGTTTCGGAAATATAATAATTTGTTTTTGGTTTTAATGCAATATAAACTTTGCCATATGATGGTGGTACTTCATCTTCACCACCCCATACAGATAGTGAATCAACATTTGGATAGTTCTTCTTTATATAAGATTCATAATCTTTAAATGTTACCAATCTGTTTTGTGAAGAGAACTGCGATGCCGCACTAAATTTAATTTCATCTATAGTTTCTCTACTAGAACCACCAGCTGCAGCATTAGATGTAGTAATTGCAATTTGAGTGAGTCCATTAATCGTTGCATTAGGAACAAAATCTGATGCTTTATTTCCAGCCGTTCCATTTGAAACCAAATAACTAACTGTAATTACTGCACCATCTTCAAGTGCTTTTCCTATAGTACCATCACTAAAATAAATTTTATAATTTCCATTTTTGTCTTCTTGTAAGAAGAAGACAGAAGATGTAACTGTAACATCTAAAATATCTGTTGCCAAATTATACACTTCAGTAAATGTATTACCTGCATTTGGTGATACTGTAACTTTAATTGTGCTTGTATCAATGTTACTATTTGGCAAAATAAATGTAGATTTAGGATTTGAATTTTGATTATATGTGAATTGATATGTGTTTAATGCACCTTCATATATTTGTAAATTATCAAAATAGAAAGATGTTCCAGATTTTGTTGCAGTTGCATCGTCTAATAAAGTAAAATTATATGAAACTTCATCTATTAAATTGGAACTGAAAGAGAATCCTCTCGTAAGTGTAATTATATCTGGAGTTGTGTTACCACTTTCAACAGTAACATTAATTGTTGCCATTGCAGCTGTAGTTGAATATGGTGTATAACCTAAAGTCTTTGCATGTGAAACAACAGAGTCTCTTAAAATGGCAGTATCTAAGAAAGATTCATTAGCAACCATATTCAAGTAATATGAATTGTAATGGGTATTATAGGCAAGAATATCCAACAAAACAGAAAGTCCAGCACCTTCAAAATCATAGTCTTGGAATGTGTTTTGTTGTTGTAAATAACTTTTTAGATTTTGCTTGATTTGGTCAAAATCAAGGTCTGAAATTTGTAAACGAGCGTTAGCCATCTTTATCTAATCCGTTCTAGGAAGAAATTAATTGTTATTGGACTTGTTCTATTGGCAACATAGAATTCCATATAGACTTTGAAACCATTGTTATCGTAGTCTGGCGCAACATTCAACCTAGATATGTTTGCTCTTGGTTCATAATTTTTAATAGTTTGTTGAATTTCTTTTTCCAGCGTTGTTGCTGTAATAGTGTCCATATTTTCAAATAAAAGACGGCGCACATTACTACCAATATTTGGTTGAAAAGGTCTTTCATAGTGATTTGTCAAAATAAGATTCTTAATAGAATTAACAACCGCTGCTTCATTTGTGTAGCGATTGATATCTTTTTTGACAGGATGTATAGTGAAATTTAAATCCAAATCACTATAAGCTGCGACTATGTTTGTGGTTACGGTTGCCATCTTCTATTTATGAGTTAAGCCTGGTCAAAAGCTTGCTTGTGCCGGTGTAATTATTGACTAAAGTTGTCTCAGATTCACCCATATCTGAGAACTGTCTTACTGCTTTATAATCATTTGCCATAGTTTTCATATTAGTAAAAAATGATTCATCATGCGTTCTACGAGTATCTAAAAATGTAATTATTTCATTGATTCCAGTATTGATTGTATTTGCTTGTGCAGTAGTCAATGTGGACTTAGTATTTGGACTTGAAAAATAGATACTTGAATTTACTGTATTTTTATATGTTGTCAAAGTATTAGAATATGTATTGGCTTCTGGTCCAGTAAACAAACTAGTCAAAGCACCATTCATAATTGCTGTATTACTGATACCATCAGTTTGGTAAATAACATACATTAAACTTCTTGCATAACCCTTAACTGTATCTTTAAATGGTTTTGTAGTCGCAATAGTAGAACCAGCTTCTGTGATATAATCACCATATGAAGTAACACCCGAAACTCTATCGGTATGGTCTTTAAAAGCATTTGCTGTTGCAATCAAATTATTAGCTGCATTTGCAACATTTGCCATTATAGAACTGACACCAGTATTGTCATAGATTTCAATGGTACTTCGAAGATTCATAATTAAATTTGCTGTTGTAGCAATAGTTGTTGATATAGCACCAACAGGATTTTGATTGTAACTACCAACATTACTATCAGATATATCTTGTGTTTGCCAATCTTCAATCAATGGAGG